AGCATGTTGGTTAAAAATTGATTAGTGTTCCCTGCTTCAAGCTCTACTTTAAGAGTATCATTATTCATAAAAAGAATTTGTGAACGCTCACCAGACCCCGGGTATACATGCAAAACTTCTTGGTATGTACCTAGTTTTGAACGCTTATACCAGAAGCTAAAGGTAAAAGTTGTGAGGCTTCCCTGACTTGCAGGGGTTCGATGTAAGTAAGGACTATCCGCATCATTAAACTTCAACGACTGGTCAAGCAGTAGACTGTAAAAGCCTGTTGACTGTTCCCCAGCACCAACTGATTTGATTAAAGACATACTAAAATCCTACGTTAAAATGGCTGAACCGCTGACTAGAATAGTGTTGTTGCCAGATGCCGCTGAACAATAGTAAGCCAAGTGATATGTTCCAGTGGCTGAGATTGCTGTAAGCACATCAGCGTTTATGGCTACGCTTGCATGGGCCGCAATAGTGTGATTGCTGCCGTTGATGAACATAATATTGCCCGACTGCCCTGCCGCTGGGTTAGTAAAGGTCAGCGTTAGACCTCCTGCGGTAGTACACTTAAAATCGTTGCCCACAGCCAAATCAAAGCTGCCATCATTGTCTGTTGTCACATGACCAGACGCCCTACCAGCTACTGTAATGTCGTTATCTATAGACAGTGATATGTTATCTTGAACCGTCATAACCGCAGTGCCATCAAACTGCTGGAATATTATATCTTTGGCATCCGTTAAAGGCTTTATAACTACATCACTGGAAGAGTTAGCAATGTTTAACTTGTTTCCAACAAGACCTAAACTTGCGTCATCCTCAATACGAACAACTTCGGTGCCATCAAATTGGGATATGACCAAATCATCAGAGTTAACGGCTGGCTTCATTATAACTTCGCCAGAAGTTCCGTCTAAATCAAAAGTAATTTGATCAACACCACCATCTTGAAGTTTAATGTCTCCGGTTGTGGAGTTTAAATGTAACTCTCCAGTTGAATCTATAGATATAGGAGTTGCCGCAATAGTCACTCCGGTTGTGCCATCGTGAGTTATTGATACATCTGCGTCAGCACCCATAGTAATTACGGAACTGTCTGAACTTAAAACTAAATCGTCTTGAACCTTTAAATCTATTACATTTAAAGAAGCAAAAGCATCAACAACTTTTGCGGTAGATCCTGCGCCATCTAGGTAAACAGCTTTAGTGTCTCCGGGAGGAATTGTTACTGTTGCACCAGAGCCTTGCTTTATTATTATGTTTTGTGATCCAGAAGTACCGTTTTCAATAAAGTGAACTCGACTCAATGTGTTTGGGGCGATAGTAATCGTACAAGCAGAGTCTAATGTTCCTGTATACTCAATATACATAGACCGAGCAGGATCTGTTGATCCATCGGCGACTGTTGAAGTATGAGTGTCAGCGTTAGTTGTTATGCCTTCTGTGCCATAACTAAGACCTTCGGCTATAAGCTCAAGGTTTGTATTGGTGGTTGTTCCCCAAGTACCAGAACCATCGCCAGTACCTAGCTCATTAAGTCTTAGATCATTTACATAGGTGCTTGCCATTTTTCTGTCCTTATGCCGCTATATCTGTCCAATTTGGTGTTTGTGAGGCCGTGATTGTAGACCACAAAGGCGTTTGAGAAGGAGAAATTACTTCCCATAGAATTTCTTCTCCTACTGACCCTGTCGCTAAAACACCTGTAGGGAAAACCCCTATAGACGCTTGCGGGGCAAATGTTCCAGTTCCAAGAGTAGTTGTAGCAGACACCCCAGAAACAGAGAAGGCAGTGTTTATACCTATAACCACGTTGCCTATAGAGCCAGTAGCAGAAACACCCCCAACAGTTAGACCAAAGCTGGTAATCGCCGGAGTATTTGCCTGACCACCCATCGCACTGTGAACACTGCAATAGTAGTATAAAGTGGGAGTAGGCACGGCTACAGTTATCTGTGTATAAGCTCCGCTACTTCCCGGAGTCCCGTTTGTAGTTACTCCTGTTGTATATGCAGACCCACCTCCATGTGTGCCATTTGACGTTTCGCTTAACCTTAGAGGGTGACCGCTGTTACTGCTATCAGATTGATCAAACCTATATGTATTTCCTTCAAATAACTCTAAAGTGGGTTGTTGAACTCCATCTATAAAGTATTTATTTGCACCACCAACATTAACAACCGTAACAGCCAGAGATATGGTGGTCGCGCTGTGACCACTCAAAAATCCTGTACCCAAAACGCCAGTTACAGGAACTGTTATTCCCGTATCAGGTACGGCTGTCCCCAATGATGCTGTTGCAGCAACGCCAGTAACAGAAACAGTAAGAGGGGTACTCCACGCACCCTCTCCCCATGTTCCTCGTCCCCAACCAGCTATAAGAGACATAAACCTACCTCGTTACGCTATTCGTATAATGGCATTACTTGCATCTGCTGTAGGGAACTGAACAGTAAAAGTACCCGAAGTAGATGACTTGTTAGAACTAAAATCTAAAACTGCTACAGCCTTATCACTGTTTGTGTCATTGTATATTAACGCGCCCATTGCAGTAATCGTAGCTGTGGTAAAACTAATGTCAGCAAAATCAGTCAAGGCTGTGGTTCCAGACACACTTGGGGCAACCTTTGTTAAGGTGCCTCCACCAGCCGCATAAGACCCACTGTTAGCAACCTCACCTGTTGTAGTGTAGGCTGTTGTTGCCGCACCAAGGGTGGCTGTGGTGCTAGATTTACCGCCGCCGCCTTCTGCATACAATGCCAGCTTGAACGCATTTCCATTAGTTGCGAAATTGTGCGTACCCAACATTAGCTCTTGCTTAAATGATGTACACATTGCCTGCGCGATTGCCATTATAATCTCCTTATAGCATCAGCCAATTCAAATTGACCCGCTTCACGAATCTTTGCACAAATTGTAGCACGTTCCTCCCTTCTCGCCAACTCCACATAAAATTGAAGAAGGTTTCTGACTTTATCCTTAAACGCTTCAGCCTGAAGCCTTATTTCCTGTGGAGAGTCTTCGGAGACGTATACAATCTTATTAGTAGCCATATCGGCTATCTGATCATTAGAAAGGCCTCCGTTTTGTGATGTTACTACACTAATCGGGCCTAGCTTCATTGATCCAGCTTCAAACATTATCGTGTCTCCCAAATATAGTAGGCTGATCATCCACAGGCTCAGGCGGTTTAAACTCTGACTGCTTTGTTATCAATAAAGAGCCATCCTCAACAGTTTGAACATAAGGGTCTTCTAGCCTGTGATACCCATACAATTTTTCGTTGTCAGGAACATTTGTGTCCAAAAGACTAGACCTATGAGCCACCTCTATCTTAATTCCCTTTGATACAGCTATAGCACACCAAAACTCTACACAAGCCCTTCCAGACTCAGCCATACTTACATTTCTATATGTATAATCCATGCCATAAAGGCATATGGTTTTTGCCTTGCTCCATATTGCATATGCCACTGCGTAAGCAACGGTGTTGTTAAAATAACAAAACCCTAAGCTTGTAGCCACTTCTTTTAACGGAAAAAGTTCTAGGTAACTTATTCTGTCATCTAACTGACAGGTTATTATGGGCTTTGTATTTTTTAACAAAAACTCTCTGGCGACACCTGTTTGTGTTCCTGCGTTTTCTGTATCTAAGAACCTAGAAACAGGATCCATCATAAATGTTTTATCAACATGTATGATTGCGCCTATACAATTTATGCCCCAAACCTCATCAAAACTTTGTGACGCTACTCTAGCTGAAATATAATCAGCGTAGCTTCCCCCAAGCCCAACTATAGCTATTTTCATTGTCTCCCTAAGTCCTTTCTCTAGTTGGAAGCCCCTCTCTATACGCGTCTGAGTTCTCCCTTGCCTCAGCAAGATCTTTTAATCTAGACATGCTTTCGCCAAATCTACCTTCATAAAGAGATATTATATCAGGCTCACCCTTCATAAATATGTAAGCCTCTATGAGAGACCCATATAGCAAAGCGTTAGGAGCGTTTTGACTTAGCCAAGTATATTCTGCGTCTGCTAGTGATGTTAGGCTTGTTGGCTTGTAATAATAATGAATTTCCACTGCATAATCTGCATTTGGAGTTGGCCCTAATATTAAATTTGCGTTAACAAGACCATTCGAGGCTGTTACAGATGAATCAAAAAACCCATAATATAATGGTTTTTCTGTTGATGTTACATCAGGAAACGCTTCCCTAATAAAATTTACATCTTTTTCTAAAAGAAAGCCTTCGCTCCCAGAGGTAGTTATAAAAATAGAAAATGGGGCTAAAAAATCTGTCGGGGTTCTCAGGTACTGGTTCCCTGATGTCATTACCCCTGTAGCATTTTTTCTGAAGTTTTCCAGATCAACAGCGGCAAATATTCTTTGCTCTGCCGCCTTGATGAAGTTTGAAAGATTGGCAACAAATGTTGCTTCAGAATTATCAGTAAAACTTTGAATGGCTGTTTTTAATTCAGCAAATGTAAAAGACATCTAACTACCCCAAAGCGGTAACTGGGCCAGCGCTTGCAAAGAAGCCTCCCCCAGATACAGATCCTGTTGTTGCACCGCCAGAAACCGACACGGTATAAGTATCATCTGATACTTTTGTTATTGAATATCCAACAGCCAACTCCATAACTGATGTAGTTATACCATCAAATGGCTCCACTGTTCTAAATCTAACTGTGTCCCCAGTGCTTCTACCATGATTAACTTCAGTTATTGTTATAGTGGTATTAGAACCGCCAGAAGCCCCAGTCTTAAATGGATTGTCCTGAAGAATATTTATTGAGTCAGGCTCTGTTCTATTTGGCCTTGCATTAAGTAAGGATTCAGAATCGTTCACTCTAACTCTGCCAAGAAAGTTTTGAGGGTGATCTTGATCAACTACGTCATTACCCACACGCATACCAGTTCTGGCACCATTCTTTGTTTCAAAAACAAGGTCAGATAACTTATACCTAAACCCTGTTTTATCACATATGCCGTAAGCGTGTTTCCCTACTGCATTTGGCATTTACTAGCCTGCGCGTCCAAAGCGTTTACCTTTTGTGGCTGCGCCAGTACCACGCATTACACCACCTTTAGCCATACCCTTTTTCTTCATCATTCCACCCATAGCATAGCCTTTTTTCTTCATCATACCGCCCTTAGCCATACCTTTTTTCTTCATCATACCGCCGCCCGCTCTACGGGCTAATTTGTTTTTGTTAGCCAACCTAGCCATACGAGTTTCAGCAACCTTAGCAGCACCTGACTTAGGTGTGTTTGCTAATGTTTTTTTAGTAGAGGCTTTTGGCTTAGCAGCAGCATCATCCGCCCTTCGGTTTTTATTCACTTGCCCAAGATTGCTTAATTTGGTTGCTGTCGTAGCTATTTTTCTTGCAATCTTTGGGTCTTTAACGGTTTTTGCTTTAGAGACTGGCTTTCCAGCTTTGGCTGCTTTTCTTGCCGCAGTGTCACGAGCCAACGCACTCATTACTGGCTTGCTAGTATCGCCGTACACACCCTTCTTTTTTGCTATACCCTGCGCTCTTGATTTAGCGCCACCTGTTGGCATCTTAATGCTTTGTCCAACACGAATTTGATTAGCGTTTTTAATACCGGGATTAGCAGCCATTAAGGAGGCAAGGGTAAGCCCCTTTGACTTGGCGATCTGAGACAAGGTATCTCCTGATCTTACCGTTACAGGCCCACCTTTGGCGTAGCCCTTCTTCATCATGCCACCTTTAGCCATACCTTTTTTCTTCATCATACCGCCCATAGCCATTTTTCCTTTTCCGTCTGCGGCAAAGAATGGGACTTTCTTTCCACCCTTCTCTACCATTTTAAGT